AGCAAAGAATCTGATATTGAAAAAAAAGAACGAGAGTTAGAAGGTACATCTAAAACTAAAGATGAAGATGTATATACATTATTAGAATGTCATGTGGATTTAGATCTAGAAGGTTTTGAAGATGCAGATCCAGAGACTGGTGAGCCCTCAGGAATTAAAATACCTTACATCGTAACTTTAGAAGAAGGGTCACGAGAGATTCTTTCTATTAAAAGAAACTATGAAGTAGGAGATCCATTAAAAAAGAAAATACAATATTTTGTACATTTTAAATTCTTACCAGGACTTGGCTTTTATGGTTTTGGTTTAATTCACATGATTGGTGGATTGTCACGTACTGCAACAAGTGCACTTAGACAATTATTAGATGCAGGAACTTTATCTAACTTACCAGCAGGTTTTAAACAACGTGGTATTAGAATTAGAGATGATGCACAATCAATTCAACCAGGTGAATTCAGAGATGTAGATGCACCAGGTGGAAATTTAAGAGATTCATTTATGATGTTACCATTTAAAGAACCATCACAAACTTTACTATCACTAATGGGCGTTGTAGTAAACGCTGGTCAAAGATTTGCATCTATTGCAGATCTACAAGTTGGCGATGGAAATCAACAAGCGGCAGTAGGAACAACAGTAGCTCTTTTAGAGCGAGGAAGTAGAACTATGTCTGCGATTCACAAAAGAATTTACTCAGCTTTGAAAAATGAATTCAGAATCATGGCTAGAGTATTCAAGTTATATCTACCTCAAGAATATCCGTATGATGTAGTTGGGGGTCAAAGAATGATTAAACAACAAGACTTTGATGATAGGGTAGATATATTGCCAGTTGCTGACCCTAACATTTTTTCTCAAACACAGCGTATTTCCCTCGCGCAAACGGAACTCCAACTGGCACAATCAAATCCGCAAATGCATAATCTGTATCAAGCATATAGAAACATGTATGAAGCATTAGGTGTAAAAAATATTGATTCAGTTTTAATTAAACCAATGCAACCAATGCCAAAAGATCCGGCGTTAGAGCACATTGATGCTTTAGGTGGTAAACAGTTTCAAGCTTTTCCAGGTCAAGATCATAGATCACACATTACTTCACACTTAAATTTTATGGCAACTAACATGGCTAGAAATAATCCGATGGTTATGGCAAGTTTAGAGAAAAATGTTTTTGAACATATTAGTCTAATGGCACAAGAACAAGTTGAATTAGAGTACAGAGATGAAATGCAACAACTTCAACAGATGCAAATGCAGGCACAACAGAATCCAGCAATGGCTCAACAGATTCAAATGCAAATTATGCAGATGACTCAGAAGATTGAAGCAAGAAAAGCTCAACTAATTGCAGACATGATGGAAGAATTTATGAAGGAAGAGCAAAAAATTACTTCACAATTTGACAATGATCCAATTGCTAAACTAAGATCAAGAGAGTTAGACCTTAGAGCACAAGAAAATGCTCGAAAAGAGAAGGAAGCTAACGAGAGAATGGACCTTGATAAGATGAAAGCAATGATGAATCAACAAAATCAGGACGAAAAACTAAAACAAAACGAAGAATTAGCAAAATTACGTGCTGACACATCAATTGAAAAGACTGTTTTGTCAAAAACACTACCAAGTTCTGATTCAATGATGCCAAATGTTGCAATTATGCGTAAAGGCTAGTGACAAAAACTAAAAAAACAGTTAAAATAAAACACACAAGGAGAAAATATGGAAAAATTAGATAAAATTGTTGAAATCAAGTCAGAAGACAAAATGAATCTTGAAATTGACCCTAGATCTAAGACTACAGCTGATGGTTCTTACAACTACATCGCAAAAGGTGAAGAAGTTGAAGTAAGAGGAACTAAAAGAATGCTAAAAGAAAAGTCTAAAAAAGCTAAGTGGATCTAATATGTGGTTATCGGCAATTAAATTAGCCGCACAAGCAGGCACTCACATTTTTAAGAAGCGTCAAGAGACGAAAATGCTCATGGCGGATGCACAAATGATGCATGCAAGAAAGATGGCCCAGGGTGAGGAAGCTTACCAAGGCAAATTGTTAGAAGCCCGACAATCGGACTGGAAGGACGAGGCGGTTTTGATAATTTTAAGTTTGCCCGTGTTGGTGCTCGCGTGGGCAGTGATATCGGATGACCCAACAGCAATGGATAAGGTAAAATTATTTTTCGAGATGTTCTCTCAGCTCCCGTCATGGTTCACAAATTTGTGGATTCTTGTAGTGGCGAGTATTTATGGTATAAAGGGTACACAAATATTTAGAAACGGAGGAAAAAAATAATGAGAAGACAATTTAAATTTGGTACTAAACCATTAGAGAAAAAAATGAATCAAGCTAAAAATGTTAAAAAATTAACAACATCAGATGATGCTTACTCTCCTGAAAAAATGTATGTTGTTTCAAGTTCAAAATCAAAAAAAGGTTCTATGAGTTCGAGACCTAGAGTACAAGAAAAAACTGATTTAACTGCAAGAGGAACAGCTGATAAACTTAAATCTGAAGGACTAAAAGCTAAATCTTATTACAGAAAAGATTTACCCGAAGGAGCTTTAAGAGAAGTTTTTCGTAAAGAAGCACGTAAAAATAGAAAACCGGCTGCAGGTACTAAAAGTATTAAAAAAAGAAAACCACCAAAATTAAAAACAAGGAGGAAGATAATATAATGTCAAATCCAAGATATAATAAACAAACAGCAAACACCAGAGTTTGTAGAGGTAGTGGTTCACCAAAATCTGGTGAAAAATCTATGAAGAAAAAATATAAAGGTTTTTCAAAATTACCAGAAGCAGTTCAAGTTAAAATAGATAAAAAACTAGCAAAGAAAGTATAATGGCTAAACTTTGTGCAAAAGGCAAAGCAGCTGCCAAAAGGAAATTTAAAGTTTACCCTTCGGCGTATGCTAACATGTATGCTTCAGGAGTTTGCTCTGGTAAAATAACACCTGGCGGTAAAAAAGGTAGTCGTAAGAAAGCTGCTACAGGGGGTTTAATGACAATGGATAATTATTATAAAGGTCTTGTTTAATGTCTTTAAGAAAATGGGTGAAAGAAAAATGGGTAGACATTGGAGCACCAAAGAAGGATGGGAAGTATCAGCCATGCGGGCGCTCAAAAGGTTCGAAGAGAAAGTATCCAAAGTGCGTACCACTTGCAAAAGCCACACGAATGACAAAGTCGCAAAAGGCGAGTGCTGTCAAACGAAAAAGAGCTGCAGGTAATCCAGGCGGTAAACCAACTAACGTTGCAACTTTTACAAAAAGAACTAAGAAAGCTATGGGTGGATATACTGGACCAGCAATTAATTCAGAGTATGGTGGAGTTAAATTAAACAATCCTTCATATGCTAAATATTATAAAGGTATGCTGTAATGAATTTAGAAAAAGATTTACAAAGATTAAAAAAAGAAAAAGCATTAAAAGAATCTGCTATTGCTCAACTTAGAAAAAGAAGTAAAGATTCTGTTGCAAGACCTAGAGCAGAAAAAAATATTTTATCAAATAATCCAGAGATGCAAAAAATTTAATGAGAAAAAAAGAAAACCCAATTAGAAAAACTACTACAGGTAAAGGTGCAAACTATAGACCAACTAAATCTGGTGCTGGTATGACAGCAAAAGGTGTTAGAGCTTATAGAGCAGCGAATCCTGGTTCAAAATTAAAAACAGCCGTGACTGGTAAAGTCAAGAAAGGTTCAGCAGCTGCTAAACGTAGAAAGTCATATTGTGCAAGATCACTTGGACAACTTAAACGATCTTCTGCTAAAACTAGAAATGATCCTAATTCTAGAATTAGACAAGCTAGAAGACGTTGGAAATGCTAGACAGATTAGTATATAGATTTTTTGGTTTTCTAGATGATGCCATTGCATTTGTTGAAACAGGTGCTATAAGAATGACCGAATGGTGTTGGCATTCAAGAGTAAATTTACTAAATAAAAGGAGAAAGAAAAATGTTAAACGAAGAAACAGTAATAATTCATAAAGTACAAAAACATCTTAAAGAGTCTTATCAAGACATAGCAGATGCCATGATTGGTGGCGCTATTGACAATATGGAAAAATACAAGTATATGATGGGACAGGCACATGCCTATTTAAAAATATCACAGGAAATCTCTAACCTGCTAGAACCAAAGGAGCAAAAAAATGATATTGAAAGATCAGAAAACGTCGTCGACTTCGAACGACCCGAAAGTTAAATCGGCACTATTAGATAAATACGACGAAGAAAAACAAAAAGAAGTAGACGGTTACGAACGTCTTAAAACAAAAGAATCAAATAAATTACCTAAACCAACTGGATGGAGATTAGTTGTTCTACCATTTAAAATGCCAGAAAAAACTAAAGGTGGATTGTTACTTGGACAAGAAACTTTAGAGAGACAACAGATTGGATCTACTTGTGGTTTAGTTCTTGCAATGGGTCCTCATTGTTATGACAAAGATAAATTTCCAGAAGGTCCTTGGTGTAAAAAAGGTGATTGGGTTATCTTTGCAAGATATGCAGGATCAAGAATTCAAATAGATGGTGGGGAAGTAAGAATGCTAAATGATGATGAAGTTTTAGCAACCATTGAAAACCCTGAAGATATACTTCATCAATATTAATCATAGAAGGAGATAAACTATGCTAGACGTAGAAGAAAATAAAACAGTCGATATAGATACATCAGGTCCTGATACAGAAATTGAGTTAGAAGAAACTCAAACTTCAGAAACAGAAACACCTGAGGTAGAAACATCTACTAGTGAAACAGAAGAGACTTCAACAGTTGTTGAAGCAAAAGAAGAAAAGAAAGAAGAGCCTACAAAGGACGATAAAGAAAAAGAATTAGAAAAATACTCTGATGGAGTACAAAGAAGAATAGCTAAACTAACACATAAATGGAGAGAAGCTGAGAGACAAAAAGAGGAAGCTTTAAATTATGCTCAAGCACAAATAAAAGCAAAAGAAGAAGCTGAAAATAAAATCTCTAGATACGAACCTGAGTTTTTTAAAAATGCTGAGGATAGTATTAATAATGGTTTAGCTGCAGCTCAAGCAAAACTTGCAGCAGCAAGAGAAGCAAATGATCTAACAGCTGAATCTGAAGCTTTAACTGCAATTTCTGAACTTGGTTATAAAAGAGCTAAATTTAATGAAACTAAAGTTGCTCAAGAAGAATATAATCAACAAAGAGAACAAGTTGAACAACCACAAATAAACTTAAATAGACAACAAGCATCACAAGGAACACCTGATCCTAAGGCTGAAACATGGGCGTCAAGAAACGCTTGGTTTGGTCAAGATACAGCTATGACTTACACTGCTTTTGATCTACATAAGAAACTTACAGAGCAAGAGGGTTATGATCCTCAATCTGACGAGTATTATCAAGAAATTGATAAAAGAATAAGACTTGAATTCCCTCACAAATTTGATACAACTACATCAAATAAAGGGGAAATTCCGACCAAACCCGTACAAACAGTAGCTAGTGCGAAGCGAAGTACAAATACTGGTCGCAAAACTGTGAGACTCACATCCTCTCAGGTAGCAATCGCTAAAAAATTAGGTGTGCCACTAG